AATTGTATCTTCTTTAGCAAAAGCTAATTTCATATACTTAACTGCATCAGTTAAATGTCTTCTCAGACCTACATATGTACTTAATGCTCTTTGACCCTCTGCTCTTAATCTCGCTACCTTTTGTGGGTTTTCTAATAAAGATAGAGACATTCTACTGCCTACCATCTTTTCTAAAGGTCTTATAAATACGTTAGTTAAGTTAGAAGTTAAGTTAATAATATGGGTTTTAGGATTTGATAAAAGTGCATTAATCCATACTTCATTTAGTACGTCCCAAGTTTTATTTTTAACTGCATAATTTAAAACTTTACTTATATTGCTGTCACCTGCTTTTGAAATTTGGTCTATTAATGTATCTACATCACCACCATAATTTTCTACATCTTTTAATGCTGTATCTAAATCTTGTACGATAGGATTTTTAGCAGTTTTTCCTGATAACCTTAACGATTGACCTGTGCTTGTTCCTATAGATGACTTTTGTAGATTTATAGCTTTCCATTTTGGAAAGAAACTTTTCAGAAAATATTCTCTAATTTTTGGTTCTGTTTTACCTGCTCTTGCAAGTCTTTTAACACCATGTGCTAAAGTTTCTATATAGCTATTCATAGCCATTATCTTGTGTGGTGCTGTACGCATCACTTGTTCTAATTCTTTAATATCTATTTCTAATTTATTTGGATTACTTCCATAAATTTTTCTAGCAGTTTTTTCTACTATATCATCACTTAATGTAATTTTCTTTTGTTTAATTAATTTTTCATAAGTCTTATTAAAACTATCTAAACTTATTAATCCTTCTTTATCTAAATTAAGAAACTGTCTTACATTAAAGTTTAAACTTAAATCTAGATTTTCAATGTTGCCATCAAACATTTCTTTGTTTGGTGAATTTTTCTGTGCTTCATTAAACTGTTTAACTATAGCATCATCTAAATCTTTCTCTAAACTTTTTAAAACAACAACACCTTCTTTTTCTGATAAAGGTTTATTTCTTGGTGCTATGTCTTCTTGTCTAATTTCTTCTAAATATTTCTGGTCTTCAGCTAATTGTTTTTTATCAATTACTTTACCTTCTTGTGATTTTCTTAAATTCTTTATATATCTAAATGTTCTAATTGTAGCTTCAACACCACCACCTATAAGACCACCTTCTAAAGCATTTTTCATTCTTGCTTCATAGAAACCTTCATCTTTACCTTCTGAACTTAAATAATCAAATATTGGATTTTCTAAGAATGGTGCATGTTCAGTTACCATGTCTGCTAATCTTCCAGTTTCTTCATCAAATGCTGTGAAGTCTGCGATTGCACCTTTACCCATCATTTTAGTAAATTGACCAGTCTTTGATGCTTGAAAGAATGGAGATATAGCTTTAGTTGTACCTGTTGCTACACCTACACCTTTTATTAGTCTTCCACCAGTGAACCAACCTGTTAAGAATTGTGATACACCTTTAGTTAGACCACCTTGCCATGTTTGTGCGTCACCTTGAAAGTCAGGTAATTGTACTGCATCTTTTACTCCTGCTTTACCAAATAATATATCTTCTCTTTTATTAGCTTTAAATTCAGCAAAATTCTCATAGCCCATAAGACCATTTTCTGCGTCTTTACCAAATACAAAGCCACCTAAATTAGTCGCTTCTCCTAAAGTGTCACCTAATCCTTCTACCAGTCCTATTGTTGATTGAACTCCGTCTCTGACACCATCTGCAACACCTATAGCTACATCTTTAATAACACCTCTTTTTCTTTGAAGTGCATGAAACTTTGGTTGTGCCATATATTTGTTTATAACATCTTCAGAAGTTCCTTCAGGAAAGTCTAAATATTCACCGTTAGGTGCTTGTTTTCTTATAGTCGTCATTAATTAGTTCCTTTGAGTGTTTTGCTATCAGGGAAATAACCTGATTTAGTCTTGTTATCTTTTTTCTGTTGTTTAGCTTTTGGGGAAGTATCTTCAAATGTAACAGTTCCACTAGTATTGCTTCCATCTAAATTATTTAATTCATCTATAGTTACTAATGTAGCTGTGCCATTATTATTTCCCTCGCCAAAAGTTGAACCACCCTGAGTTGTTTGCAAACTTTGTTGAACAGCATTTTTCTCTTGTTCTAATCTTCTCATAACCCATGCACTAAAATCTTCTCGTCTTTGTGAATTTGTTACACCTTTATCAAAATCCCCACTTGGAACTGTAGCAGGATTACTTGCTAACCATTCTACTGCGTCAGCTTTAAATCTAACTTTTCTTGCAGGGTCTACATTAAGTTTAATTAGACTTTTTGATGCTGTGTCTCTTATGTCATCAATAATTCGTATGACTTCTGCTTCGGCATATTTATAAGCATCAGAATTTAATAAACCATCATTACCTGAAAGTTTAAAATCTTTAATTCTTTGTTTCATGTTATTGTAAAATGCTTGTTGCACTCTACCTTGATTTGTAACAAGAAAATCCATTGCTTCATCAAATTTTCCAGTAGTAATTAATTCATTTAAGTCATCTTCAATATTAGGTTCTGTAAAACTATTAAAACCTGTACTTCTTGCTTTGTAAGTTGCTTTGATACTTTCTTTTTTATATGTTGAATAACTTTCCCAATTAGGGTCTTCTTCTCTAGCTTCATTTAAAGTTGTATATTTATCTGCTACATCAAGACCTTCTAGTTTTTCAGTTTGTCTTAATGCTAAAGTTCTTTCATTATTATCTTTTAATTCTGCTGTTGTTCTGTCTTGAAGTTCATCTTTAATTTGAAATAAATCATCTTTAAGACCTTTAATATCTCCTAATTTACCTGTACCTAATTGTATGTGTTTAGGAAGTTCTTCTAATAATTTCTCAGCATATTCAAAATCACCAGTTTTCTTTGCGTAATCTGTAAGTGTTTCTAATAAATATTTTTGTGCCGAACCATTACTTAAACCATTTGCAGTCTTATCAATAATAAATGCTGATATTTCTGCACCAATTTCTGCAAAACTTTTACTGTCGTCAAAAAAGCCTTGAATATTATTTTGAAAATTAATTTTATATTGTTCACTAATGTTTGCCATCTGTGAACTAACATGTGTTTGAAATAATTGTGCTTTAAAACCTGAAGTTTTTTGGAAGAAACCTTTTTCTAAATCAGTAGGTTTATATGAGCCTAGATTATTTTCAGCTACGTATTTTTTAATTTCAGTTTCATAAAACTTTTGAAATGCTTCTGGGTCAGGATTTTCTGAAACTTTCATTTCAGCATACCTAGTTCCTAATGTATTAGAAAATATTTGTGCTTTTGTATTAAGTTCTAACTCTTTGTATTTATCAATAAAATAAGGATTAGCTTCTTTAGGTAAAGTACCATTATTTACTCTTGTATTAAAAGCTGTTCTATTTTTATTATATTCTTCAATAGCCTGTGCTTCATTTACTTTCTTTTGTTTAACTTCTGAAGCAATAACCATCTTTGCACCTGCATCATTTACAAAATTATTTAAAGAAGCAGTTAATTCTTTCATACCTGCTATCTCAGGTTTTGCTTGTGGCTTATAAAATAAGTTAAAATCTGAAGATAGAACCTGCCTTGCATCAGGTTTTAAATCTAGTTTATTTGTTTTTCTAGCCATTAATCGTCTGCATTAGGGTTTGAGTTATAATATTTCTTTTGTTTATTAGTCTTTAGACCTTTAAGTTCTTTCTGTGCTTCCAATGAGTAATATGAGTTAGCTACATTTAAAGCTGAAGATACAAATAATAATTCAGGATTAGGTGGTTGCACATAAGTTGATTGTGCTTCTTGACCAAACTGAATTGCTTCTAAATTTCTTTCGTATTGTGCAATATCAATATCTAAATTAGTATTTAATGAAGACATATAGTTACCCTCTACTCTGTAGAAATCTGCCATTAGTCTTTCTGTAGAACCTGACATGGCTAAACCTGAACCTGATACATCAGCTACAAATTCACCTCTAGCTTTTTTAGATTTTAAATTAGCTTCATAACCTTTTTGTTGAACAGCTTTTACTTGCTGATTAATCTTTAATTGTTCTGAAGCATATCTTTGAATAGCATTTCTTTTAGCTATATCATTTTGTCTAATCTGTGCGTTGTATTGATTTTTTTGTGCCTGTTTCTGTTGTTTGTACTGTAGTCCTGAAGACAAAGCACTCCCAATCATCATAGCTGTTGTTGGCTCTACGCACATATTCTTATAACCTCATAAAAGGGTTCATTTAAAACTCCGTATTTTTTCTTATTAATAAATTTGAAACCACACCATTTTAACCATTTGATGTGAAGTGAATTTCTGCAATCCACGAAGTTCCATAAAATTTTGTATTTAGTATTTAAAAAATCAATTACTTTTTTGTTTTCTTTTAAAAAAGAGTATTGAATATCTTTTAATTTATCTGTTGCTAATAACCAAATTGCACCACCAACTGTAATTCCAAAGATGGCTACTGGTTCTTTTTTAGCATTTACGATTGTAAAAACTATTTCTGATTTAAGATATGAATAATATAAAGCAGTGTAAGGTGTCATACCTGCTGTTGATAAAATTTCTCTTTTATCTTCAAATCTTAATCTTGGTGCTAAATATTTAATGTCTTTAATTGTTGCTAATCTAAAATGGTTAAACTCTTGAACTTGCTGTAACATAATATCCTTGCCAACTTGCGTTGATAAAATTACAAGGCAAATGGCTATTAGACGCTAGTGTTACTGTAAGTTTGTCACTTTCAGATTGAACAGCAAAGGTGTAATCACCATCAGCTAAATTAACAGTACCAAGTAATCCTGTTCCTGTAATCGTTCCTGTAAATGTTGTTGATGAACTGCTTCTTCCTACTGGATTAACCACAGTTGTAAAAAAACCAGTGTTGTTATAATTAACACTCCAGTTTCTTATTTGTAATCTACCTTCTTTAATAGATATTCTTGAACCTTGTGCATCAGCTTCTTGTATAAATTGTTGAGAAAATACAAATGTAAAAGTGTAATCCTCACCAATAAAGTAATCATAAGATGTAATATCTCCTGTAACTACTATTGATGTACCTGTTTGAGATACTATACTAATTTCTTGTCCTGCTTGATTTGAGCCTGTACTTGCACCTACAATACTTAAAGTATTAGTCTTTGTATAAGGTATTGTTATTGTTGTTTGATTAGTACCTGAGTTGTAACTTTCACTAACTCCTGTCGTACTATTTGAAATTTTTCTATCTAAATGAGTTAAATAATTTGCACTCACATCAGTAACAGCAGGTGATATGTCCATAGTTTCTAAGTAGACCCCATCACTTCTCTGATTAACTATATATAAAGTGTTATCTATAAAATCTATATTTAGAATTTTATCTGTAGAAGATGTTCCAAAAATCCATTTATGCCATGCACTTTGTAATCTCTTACCACCAGTTACATAATATTGATGAACAAATATTGCATTTTGTTCACTAGAAGATAATGCCAACATAATGTTTTCATTAGTTGCAATCGCTAGTTTGAATACTCCTGAAGGAATATATCTAGGTACATTACTTGTAATATCATCAGCACTTTTAGTATCTGTATCTGATTTTACATAAAATTCTCTAAAGCCTGTAAAACTTCCTTTATCAAAAGCGAAGAATACATTACTACCTGAACCAATAGGTTTAACTGAAGAAGATGCTTCAAATTCTGTTGATACATTAATAGATACATTCTCTGGTGTAATTGTACTATTTGCACCTGCTAATATAAATTGTGTTTGGTCTGAAAATAACAGTATTCCTTCATCAAAAGATATTGCACTTCTAAGTATAGAAACTTTATTGTGTGTTGAAGCTACATCAATTACATCAGTTGCTAATACAGTAGTTACTGTCTCATTAAAAAATGCAAAGTATTCTCCTGACCTTGACATAACAACATTCTCATCAGATAAAAAACCTAATCTATTCTTATGAAAGAACATATCATTTATTTTTCTACCTATAAAACTAGGGTCAGGTGCAGAAATATCATCACCACTTATTCTTAAACCCCAAACAGGTACAGTATAATCTGTTCCTGATATTGTGTAAGTAGAACCATCTACTTGTGAAAATCTAAAATTACCATCTGCTGTTCTTATTAAAACGTGTGGCATTGTCGTGTTGTCTAAAGTTGTCTTCATGCTTGGTGCTACACTTTCCTGCCAAACATCACCACTACTATCATATTGTACGTAGTAGTCGTCAAAACCATTTGTTGCGTCACCAGTAATTTTAACAACCATATTGTTTATTGCAGGTGAAGGTAGGTCTACGAAATTTTGTACTGTATCTCCAACTACTTGTGAAGCATCATCTCCATAACCATCACTAGCTAAAACTGTAAGTGTTCCACTAGATTTAATTATTGAGAAACTTGAATTTCCTACATTTGCAAAAGCTATATTTGAAATAGTTCCACAAGCTGACTTTAAACCATCTCTAATACTTTCTGTATTTGTATTTGAACTTGTAAATGAGAAAGTAGAACCATCAATAGTAATAGAATACTTGGTAGATGTAACTCCTTGTAATACTGAATAAATAGCTTGTTCAACTTTAGCTGTACTAGTCGTACTAGCCATAGCTGTTACTTTTTTCTTGTTTAAAATAAATGTATAATCAGCAACAGTCATTGCAACAAAGTCACCTTTAGGGTCAGTAGATGTTAAGTAATTGACTGCACCTGTTTGCATTGTAACTGTCTTAGAAACACCTGCTGTTGTATAAACTGCGATTGCACCATTTGTAATTTGTATTAAATATCTCTCACTAACATCTCTGTTAATTGTGTGCATGTAAGCATTGTTAGGTGTTGTATTACTTAACTTTGCTAAATAATTAGTAGGTGGTCTCTTTTTTAAACCTTCTACAACAGA